TCATAGTAAAATCATATTTCTGAATGTAATACTTTCTTTTATCAACATCCATTACAGACTCATCGGTTATTCCGTCATTTATAATAGGAATATAATGACCTTTAATAACTTGATATGCTTGTCTCGAAGCAAATGTTTGATTAACTACTTGATTAAATTTATTTATTTCTCTCATTCTATTACAAACAATTGCCACAGTAAATTTAATATCCACAGGTACTGGTTGTGGTATTTTATAAACATCCATTCCGTTTCTTTGACCATCCCAAGTTGGGACCTGCATGTAATAAAATGTTCTTCTATTAGGAATGTTGTACATAACTGCAGGATTGTTACCATACTTAACTTCAGGTATTCTTATAATTGTTATAAAAGGAGGCTCAACGTTTTTATCTAAGTCTTGAAAGTTCCATGTTTCAACAAACTGACTCCAATTTTGGGAAGTAATTAAAATATCTACAACAGGAATTTTAACTCCCTCAACTATAGTTTCTAAAGACTCTTTAACAAAATCTAAGAATCCTCTATCTAAATCGGCATGTAATAAAGACTTTGGAAGATACGTACCATCATTTGATATCATATCTGCAATCTGATGTCTTCTAGCCAAAAGTGTTTTTGGGTAAGTTAACGGTAGATATGGTTTAACTTGTTTTTTTGGTAATGCCATAATTAAAGTGCTCTAAATTCATCAGGTGTCACGTATGATCCTATGATGGTTCTAAAAAATGGTTTATATCCTTTATAAGTATGTTTCAAATCGGAATACACACGACCATCATCAACTACCGTATAATACCTTACAAAATCTTCAGAATCATAATAACCAACATAATCTCCTAAATTTATATCAACACCAAGATCATCCAAAGTTTTTAAATAAACTGACATAGTGATATTTCCTGGTTCAGATTGTTGTATTTTAGTAGAACCAAGTTTTTGATTTGTAGGCGCAACAATTTGGACATAAGCATTAAATTCAATAGGAGGTAAAAATTTGATCCCGTCTTCAAGAGCTTCTCCATATACATCATCAATTTTAACTTTGTTTTTATCCACCCTGTATAATACACAAGTAAAATTCATATCACCTACCAACCATTCTTGACCCATGTCAATTTCTAAGTTAAAATCTTCTTCACCAAAAAATTTACCTAACCTTGTTATTGGAACTTTGTTTGCCATTTTGTGTTTTTATTGATAAATATCTTTTTTATTAGTATTTTTATTAAAAGGTAGTTTTGGAAAATATACAAACACTATTGGAACACAAAGCGATTGAGATGCTCGATTCATATACGGGTGCAAACAACTATATTCTTTATTTACAAAATAAAAAAATATCATCAAAAAAGTTTTACCCTACAAGATCTCAGGCAGAATATATTATAACATATCATAATGTTATACCAAAAATAGCGAGGAAGTGGGTTGAGTTAGATACTTATTTCGCAAAAAAGTTTTCAGAAGAAAGATATCTATTGGAAGTTCCTGAACAAATATACATTGAAAAACTTCTTGTTGAAAAAGAAAAATCATACCATGTATGGGGTAAATTTTTCGAGAAAGATAATTTATCTGAATTTTGGGTACCTAAATCAGCATTAATAAAATCACATACTGTTGAAAAGGTAGAAATCGATTATTCAATTTATGGTCACAGACCTCCGTTAGAACATCAAAAAGAAGCAATAGAAAAATTAGTTGGGTCTAAAAGATTTATTTTAGCCGACGACATGGGTCTTGGTAAAACCACTTCAACAATAATAGCAGCATTAGAAACAAAGGCTAAAAAAATATTAATTGTTTGTCCCGCATCACTTAAAATAAATTGGGAAAGAGAAATTGCAAATTATTCAGATAGATCTGTTTTTATTGGTGAAGGAAAAAAATTTTCAACTGAATCCGATTTTGTCATAATAAATTATGATATATTAAAAAATTTCCACGACACAAAAGACAAAGAAAATTCCTTATTATTAAAATCAAATTTTGATTTGGTTATTTTGGATGAAGCTCATATGATCTCAAACGTCCAAGCCCAAAGAACTAAAATCATTAATAGTTTTGTTAAAAATATAAAAAGAGTTTGGTTGTTGACAGGTACACCTATGACATCAAGACCAATGAACTATTACAATCTTTTGAGTATCATCGAAAGTCCCGTAGCACAGAATTGGATGGCTTATGCTATCCGATACTGTCAGGGGTATCAATTCAAAGCGGGTAATAGAAAAGTTTGGAATGTGTCTGGTGCATCAAATTTAGAAGAATTACGGGATAGGACCTCAAAACAAATTTTGAGAAGATTAAAAGAAGATGTATTAGATTTACCTGACAAAATTATTACTCCTGTCTACTTAAGGTTACAATCTAAAGAATATGAAAACTTAATGGGTGAGTATTATGATTGGTACGATAAAAATCCTGAAGAAGCCTCGTCACTTACAGTTCAGTTTTCAAAATTAATGAAAGTTAGAAAAGTAATTGCAAATGAAAAGGTAAAACAAACTATAGAATTTGCGGAGAATATTATCGATCAAGGAAAAAAAGTAATCATTTTTACAAATTTTACTGACACACTTCAAAGTATCTACCATCATTTTGGAAAACAAGCGGTTTACCTTGATGGTAGTTGTTCTAACTCTGTAAGACAACAAGCTGTCGACCAATTTCAAAACGATGAAAAAATAAAAATATTTGTCGGTAATTTAAAAGCTGCAGGTGTTGGTTTAACATTAACTGCTGCTGAAGTAGTAATAATGAATGATTTATCTTTTGTGCCCGCAGAACATGCACAAGCCGAGGATAGAGCATACAGATATGGTCAAAAATCAAATGTTCTTGTATATTATCCTTTATTTGATAACACAATTGAGGGTGTTATCTATGATATATTAAATAAGAAAAAACAAATTATTAGAACTGTAATGGGTGACCAAACACCTGAAAATGTTGGTGATGTTGCCGAAGAAATATTAAATCTGATAAATAAAAGACGATAGTGATATTTATCATTAATGAAGGCACATGTTTCTTTTTTAGATAAAAAATTTGAGGGTAAAGACAAGGACTTAATAAACAAATTCATTAAGTTTTTACAAAAAGAATTCCCGCTTAATGATGACGTAAGGATTCATTTTCTAAGTTCAAAAACCGGTAAAATGTCTACGGGGTCAAGAACTAACAAATCATTAATTAAAGTATTAGTCGATGGTAGACTTAATAGAGATATATTAAGGACTTTGGCACACGAATGGGTTCATGAACACCAAAGATCTGTTTTAAAAAGAGATCAAGGTCCTGACATTGGTGGTCAAAATGAAGACGAAGCGAATGCGTATGCTGGTAGGTTAATTAAAATGTTTGAAAAGGATTACCCTCATTTAGAAATTAAAATGTATGAGTCTAAAATAGAATCCAAATTAAAAACACTTAACGAATCAATTCTTTTATTAGAAAAAGAAAATATTAATAGCAACTTAATTCTTGAAATGAAAAAAATTGGAATCGAGAAGTTACCTTATTCTTATTCTTCTTTATCTCGATTTATTGATTCCAAAACAATGAACGTTCACTACAATAAACACTACAAAGGTTACGTTGACAAATTAAATAAAGCGTTAAAAGATAGAAACGGAGATTTAGATTTAGAAGAAATTGTTAAGTCCATTAGTAAATTTGACGACAAAGTTAGAAATAACGCTGGTGGTGCTTTTAATCATGCCTTGTTTTGGAAAATGTTATCACCGAATAAACAATTACCAAAAGGTAATATATTGAAAAAAATTACTTCAGATTTTGGTAATATAAAAAAAATGAAGGATGAGTTTAACGAATCGGCTAAAGACAGATTTGGTTCTGGTTGGGCTTGGTTATACTTAACAAAAGACGACAAATTAAAAATTATGTCAACTCCAAACCAAGATAATCCTCTAATGAATATTGTAAAAGGTGGTGGTTATCCATTACTAGGTTTGGATGTTTGGGAACACGCATATTATTTAAAATACCAAAACAAACGAGATGAATATATTAAAAAGTTTTGGGATGCAGTCAATTGGAATTTTGTTGAGGAACTTTATAATTTACACAAAAAAAAACAACAACTTAAAGAATCTATAACAGAAAATCAAATAAAAAAATATACGACTTTAGAATCTTTATGTATAAAATCAAAAAATCAAGATTCTTCTTTTTGTAAATTACTGTCGTTTAGAAACTCAATTCAAGACGAGAAAGTAACAGAACTCATTGATACATCAATAGATAGATTAAATAATTTTTATAGATTCAAAAATGTTGGTATGTTTCCAACGATCGTTAATCTTTCTTTAGTCAGTAAGGAAAAAACTGCTGAATTTTTAAAATTAATTTCAGACTTCATTGATAATGAAGATTTTACTGAGGATGAAACAAGAAAAGTTTTAAGAAAACAAAAAAATACTAAATCAATACCAAGTAACACTGAAGATTTATTGGCCGCTGCAAGAGCCAAAGAATACGCTAAATATGAGAAAAGGTTTGAGGGGAAACACTTCAAAAAAAAATCAACGAGGTTACAATTAAATTATCACTGTAGTGATGACGCAAAAGAAAAATTAGTTGATACATTATTAAAAATTCATAACAAAGAACAAACTTTAAATTTTCTTTTCTTTAGAATAACAAATTGTCTTGTTAACTCGTTCAAAAGTGGAACGTATTACATAAAGGCGGATGTGGAGTCGACCGAAGATCTAAAAGACAAAGAAGGTAACGTTATTTTTTCGGGAGGAACAAATTTTGAAATAAAAAAATTAGATCCATTTATTGATAGTTATCTGTCTGAATTCTTTTCCATTTTTAAACAAACCGAAAACATTGGTCAAAAAGAAGTTATTGGTAAACTTTATAATGAATTAATTGATAAAATTTACACTTGGTTAGATACTAATGTTCAGGCAAAAAAATATTTAGAAAAAGTTAAAGATCAAATGGGTGGAATTATTTACGATGAAGAATTTATCGTACCAATAAAATACATTCAACTTTATTGGTCAAACAAAGGACAACGAGGTTGTGATGAAAAAAGGTTGGCAATAAGATTTAGAATTAACCCAGAATTTAATGTTGTTAATGGTTACAAATATGTTGATGAGGATACATTGGAAAATATTGATTTAACAATGCCTCCTGACGAAAAGAAATATGTAATTTGTCCTATTTAATAATTTATTTTGTTAGATATTTATAGAATAAAATCCTATGGCAATAATTAACGAACCAGAAAGAAGTAAATTCTACCAAAAAGTAAGACATCTTCTTGGAGCCCCTTTAAGATCTGTAGAATTAGAAGATGAGATGATGGACACTCTATTAGAGTACTCCATTGATGATTATTCTCAATACGTCCAAGATTGGTTGATAGAGTCTCAATGGACATCACTATACAATTTAAATTTGGATACTCAATCTTTATCTCGAGCATTTATCACAAAAAGTTTGGATTGGGAAACCAGATACACTTATGCTTATTCCAAAATTGTTGGACTACAAGCCGGAGGTGATTGGGTAATTAAAAAAGACTTTGTTCAGTTAGTACCTAACCAACAAATATATGAAATTCCCGCAGGTCGTGAGTTAAATGAAATTTTATGGTTTACACCAGCAACTCTTAATAATTTAATGTTTGGTTTAGGTGGTTTTGCCGGTATTGGTACAGGAACTGGATTAGGTGGTGGCGGTGGTCTTGCACAAATTGGTAATATGGCGGGAAGTTATTATCTAACACCAGCTTTTGATACGTTACTTAGAATGCAAGAAGTAAACATACAAAGAAGAATGTTTGCCGGTGATTTAACTTACTATATTACAGCACTCCCTGACGGTAAAAAGGCATTACACCTTTTAAATACACCAGGTGGTAAATTTGATTTTGGAAATTCTGAATTAGCAAAAGGACAAGTTTGGTATTGGTATTATGATACCACAGATGGAGATAGAGATCAATGTTTAAAAGACAATCCTGACATTATTAAATTACCGTCTGATGTACCTTTTGAAAAAATGAGTTGGTATGAATTAAATAATCCGGCTCAAATTTGGGTAAGAAGGTGGTTTACAGCGTATTGTAAAGAAACATTAGCTAGGGTCAGAGGTAAATTTAGTGGTAGTTTAAAGACACCTGATGGAGATTTAACTATGGATTATGCAACCTTAGCCACTGAAGGTAAAGATGAAAAGGCAAAATTAATTGAGGAATTAACAGGTGCTGATGGTAGGTTAACAAGACTTCGTCCTGAAAAAATGATGGAGAGAGAAGCCTTATTAGCTGAAAATCTAAACAAACAACTTAAGTTTAGAGCAATGCCAAGACAAATATATGTAATTTAATATGCCAATTTTCACAGGAAAACCAACGAGAAAAACAGTTATAAGAGGAGACAGGTCCGTTGTTTTTGATACACACGAAACCGTGATTGTTACCGATAACTTCTACTCAACAAATGGTGAAGAATTAATCATTGTTAAAGATGTTGATCATTCAAAAATAAAACTGAATTCTTTAACAACAGAAAGTATTAGAATAAAAACTTTAACAAATTTAATTATAGTCCCTGACATTGGTAGAATAGATGAAGATTGGGATGAAATATCTTTATCTAAAGGTGCTTGTGTCAATTTCAGGTTTGTTTCAGGATCTTGGTATATCCTTTCATCAGACGGACTCAAGATTGAATAAGTTTTTATCGGGTAAATATTTCCACATATATGGGTCTGCCTCCTTGTACATATGGTAAGGAGTTTCCCCAACTCTATTCCAAAAAGACATCTCTTCGTCAGATATCTCCATTACATCTTCTAATTTATCTTGGTCACCTTCATCAAATGGTTGTCCATTAATTAATTCACATTGGTCTTTAGTGAAGAAAGGTCTGTCTTCAGGGTTTTTAACTAACAATCCATTTCTAACTTCTTGTTTAAATACAACTAACAAAGGCTCAACCCTTTTGTTAAAAGTTGCAATTGCTCTTTGGATATTGTATTCACCAGTCATAGTCGGGTTAGTTTCAATATCTGAAGGATTAATTCGATAACAATTTAATTGGATTATTGAATCGACATTCTCAGGTATTGTAGTTCCCCAATCTCTCATGTAATTATCAATGTGTTCTTGAGACCAACCTTTCTTTGGTTTGTTAACTTTCTGAACATCACCGTGAGATGCCTTTGTACCATTGTTTACATAGAAGATAACCTCACCAAGATTTGCATTTAATTTGTCTTTGATTGCTAACTCCATATGTGCTTGACGTGACATAAGTGCTCCTGATTTAGTTGTTTGTTTACTACGAATAATATAGTCATCAATAGTCTGTTTGATCTTTGCCTTATTTGCAATATCCATCAAAGGAATTTTCTGATCAAAGATTTGTTGTACATATTCATAATACCACTCAACAAACTCTTGTCCTTTACCATCAAGAAGTAACTTGATCCCTTTATCTAAGAACTTCTCAATATAGATCGGCATCTTTTTGGATTTGATTGAGTTACCTGTGAGTTTGATCTTACCTTTTGCAGTAATCAAAGCGTAGTTCTTACGAGCTAAGTTAATACACGCAGGCCACTGACCATCAGTATCAAGCGCCATCTCACCCCTCATTGCAAAATCGTTAAACTCCATTACATCAGCTTCTTCACCAATATATTCTTTACCCTCAACAACTTTCCAGTTTAAACCTTTACCGACATACTTTCTTGTCTCTACTCCATCAGGAACAGAAAAGTTAATACCATCCGTGTCCATTACAAGAGGTGTGTAACCACGATCCATAAAGAAGTGAATCATCATTCGAAGGTATTGACGACCCGTACAAGTAATCATCTCACCTTTATCCATATCACCCCAATGAAATACCTGTGGAGCGGACAACGCACCGAACATCGAGTTAATGAAGATCTTAATTGGTAATTGCTTACGGTCATAAGATGTTGATTTCTTTTTATCAATCGTCGCATATTCTTCGGCAAGTTGTTTGTATTTGATACGAGTGTTACGAAAGTATGATAATAAACCTTTCATTGCACCTGTTACATCACAATCGGGGAATACATCGTGAACCAACTGAATTGATGGGTATAGAGACGAGTAGTCAAGTTTTAATACGTTCTTGGAGTATCCTGTTCGAATCAACCTTGAAAGTCCTCCTACGAAGTTCCCTTTATCATTCTTTGCAGGAATTGCAAGTCCATGTTTATAAGACCAAGCCAACATCAACATTTTCCATAGTGTTGCCGTTCCCATCGTTGAAACTCTTTCATATGTTGTTGGAAGAAGGGATGCCAACAAGAATGAACCTTGATTGAATTCTTCATCAACCAAAAGAGTTTCTTCTAAGTCATCGTCAAGATAACGCTCAATAATATCGTCCCCCGTTGTTTTAATATAAATTTTAGAATGTCTTCCACAAACCTCATCGATCTTAGAATCAACTCCCACTTTTTTATATTTACCATTTTCTATATTCAACCAATACTCTTCCTTTTCACGATACATAGAACCAATCTTGTTGTGTTCAACATAAACACGATCAGGAGCCTCAGCCTCAATATATTTGGTAATATACTTCAAACCAGCTTCTTTAATGTTTGAATTGATAGCTTGAGCTCTACGAACTGAGTGAAGAATATCAATAATGTTATAACCCCACATTTGAGTTTGGGTAAATTTCTCAACCTCGTTTGCCAACTTCAACATTGATTCTTTTTGCGAAATAGATTTTTCAGGATTCAAAGATTTGGCAACTCTTTTGATATCAAGATTTAACATTTTACATCTTTCATAAATCCAATACCAGTCGAAGTTGAATGAGTTGTATCCTGAAAGAATTGAAGGTTTTTGTTCTTCTATGATATTGAAAAATTCGGTTATACCTCTTCTTTCTTCATCTTCATTAGAACACTCAATTACTTTTTTGAATCCTTTGTTTGTTTTGATTCCGATCATAAATATACGACCATCCTTGGGTTCAAGTGAGGTCGTCTCAAGGTCGAATACCATCCTCGTGATGTCATTGTATTCCTCGAATCCTTTGAATAGTCGTTTCTCTTTTGAGATGAGGTATTGCTCAACGGGGGGTAAGACCATGATGAGGTCTCTTACATTTTCACCCCACGGATCAACTCCACCTTCTCTAAAAAACTGAATAAGGTTTCTATAACCTTTCATAGATTTAACCATAAAGGTAAGTCCTCGTTCTAAACGATCATTACCTTCGGTTTTTAATTTTTCTATAATAATACCATGTTTAGACATGGCTTCTTTTTGTAATGCTTTTGATTTTGAATAAAAGTTAAGACTTCGTAGATCACCAACCCATGCGAATGAAATTAAGGTGTCTTTTGATATTTGTTTTCCTTTACCAGGAACTTCTTTTACTCTAAAAATTTTGTCGGATACATAATCGTATTCTACTGACACGATATATTGTTCGGGGTCGTTTCCTTGTAGGAAATTTTCAATTTCTTCTTGTGATATCATAGTTATTTACTTTTGGTGTATTAGCTACCGAATTAGGTCGGCATTTACCTTCGTAAATAAATATATTCTATAAAAATACGATTGTCAAATCATTATTCTAAATTACCCACCATTGTCCGTTTTCACTATTTACCAAAGTAACACTTTCACCATCAGACGTTAATTTAATTTCATTTATAGAAATAGAAGATAAAATTACATCAGATCCCGATGTTTCAATTATTATGTTGTTAGCGGACGCATTTAAACCTATATCTTTAATTGTATATCTAACTTTTCCACTATTAACCGAATCTGGAAGTGTTAGTCTAATTGATAAAATTGAACTATCAACTCCAACTACATTATCAATTAAAGTTAAGTTATAGTCGGCATCAACCTCCGTTATATTATTACCAATTGTTTTAACGTCCCTATATTCAACATCACCGTTTAATGAATTTAAACTCAAAATTTCTATTGCAGAATTATTTTCATTTGGGATAGAAGAAAAATTAATTGTGTTTGCAGTAAATTCAGAAACAATAACATCACCTGAAAAAACAAAGTCACCAAAAACAGTGTCACCAGTTCTACTAATTCTATCCCAACCAATTTGTCTAACTTCAGATGGTGCTGTGGCCCCTGATGTATATAAAGAATATAATTTTGCATCTGCGGTGTTTAACGCCAGCTCACCCAAAGTAAGATTAGATAAAAGGGGTATTTTTTCTAAAACGTTAGAACGCTTTATAAGTAGGGTATTTTCTCTATTTGCCATATATATGACTTTTTTTAAGTAAGATTATATAATCTTTGTGTAAAATAAATGGTTTAATATGACCCACCGTCCAAAATATCAAACTCAGCCAAAACTCTTACACCATTTATATCACCAGCATTTCCATTATCAATAACACTATTACTTCGAATTACAATATCATTTAATTGTGTAATCCATCCTCGGTTATTATATCCAACAAATGCCGTATATTCACTTATGTTAGGTATTTCTGTTGAAGTTAATCCCGTTAAATTACCCATTCTAATTATATTCAAATCAACATTACCAGACACAAGTCCATTACCATCTTGAATTTGTAAACCTGAATTTACCGATGTTGCAACCGTACTACCTGTCGGATTATAATTAAAAATTAAATTTGGATCCTCAACAAAAAGATTAGTTGTAAAGGCAGAAACCGAAGATCCTAACACTGTAAGATCTCCTTGAATTACAATACTTCCCGCAGTTTCAATATTATCAACATTTAATGTATTAGTATTATCGTCGTAAGCAAATGCATTTTGAGTTGTTAGTAAACCTCCTGTTGATGTGTAAATTACTTTACCTGACCCTAAATTAGGTAATGAAACAGTATCACCGGTTAACCCTTCTACAGTTGTATTTCCTGTAACATTTAAATTATTTACGGTATTTGTGTTTGTAACAAATAAATTACCGTCAACAGTTAATCCTGAAACTTGTAAAATTGATGCTGAATATTCATCACCACTAGAATCAAAAATAGAAAATGTGTTATTTAATTGGTTATAAGTGAAAGCACTAATACCATTAATTTCTGTAGAGTCAACAAGAACAAAACCAGCAGAAGTTCCTGATAAAATTTTTCCTTGTAATCCTAATCCTGAAACATTTTCATACGATGTAATTTTGTTTCTCAATCTTAGATCATATAAGTTTGACCCAACTTCAAAAAACGTTTGTTCGGTCACACCAGTTCCCGCAGGCGTCCATCCTGATGTTGATGAAGTAACACCCGAAAAATACATAATTCCTTCTGCGGTATTAACAATTGGTTCTCCAGGTAAAAGACTATTTGGTAAAGGTCTATTAATTATGTCTGAATTTTTTAAAACGTGTGTTGTTTGTCTTGTTGCCATTTTTAATTTTTAATATAAACCACCAACCAAAATATCATTTTGTATTATTGAGTTGTTGGCATTTATGATTCTTAAATCACCTGAATTATCGTAACCTAAATCTAATTCAGGTGTTGATACTTTTACTGTGGAGGTCCAATATGAAGACGTTCCGCTAACAGTATTTATATCCCTAAATCTTTTTAGATCACTACCTAAATCGATTGTATTATCTGAATCGGGTAATATGTCACTATAAATATTTATATTTGTTGTAACCGCCGAAATATTTTCAACCACAAATGTATCTTCCACGGTTATACCCGATTGGAATATTGGGTTTACAGGAACGTCACCTCCAATTCTATAAACTATACCTGTAACTAAATCAGATTGTAAGACATAGTTGTATGAATTTTTGATTAATTGATTTCTAATATCCATTAGTTACTTTTTTTAATTATATTAATAAATACATATTTATAAATTATAGAGCATTATTCGATGTCAAAAATTTGTTATTCGTGGGTTAAAAATTGTCACTCTTGGGCTGAAGCCCCATTTACTTGGGCTGAAGCATGTTTATTTGAAACCGTTGGTGGTTTATCTCCCTATAGAAAAGAAAGGTTACGAAAGGACTTGACGGTTGAAGAAAAACAAACTTTAATAACTTTATTTTTTAGAATGAACTTAAACGAGTTAGTGATTGAAAAAAAATTATCTAAAACAAAAAGTAAAAAGATAAAAATAAAATTAAAAGACGTTGAGACATTACTGTCAAAAAAAGATACTTCAAAAATTCTATCAATAACCGTAAAAGAAGAAACTCAACCAAAAAAAAATATAAAAGTAATAATAAAATAAAAAAAACAATAATTATAGTTATGTCTTACAAACTTTATTCAGATAAGTCTACAAATTTCATATGTGAAATTAAATTAGAAGGAACATCCATATCCAACACTAAAGCCAGATTATTAATTGAATGTGACGACATATCCTATATGTTCAATGGAAATATACAAAACGACGGAACATTTCAAGTAATAGTTCCAAAAAGTAAGTCTTTTTTATCGGAAAGAAAAAAAGGATTTATGAAATTAGAAGTCATTGCTGATGATGTTTTATTTGAACCTTGGTCTTCAGATTTTTCAGTTGTTTCTGAAAATAAAATAAATGTTACGGCAAAACCAAAAATTGTTAAAGAAGTTACTGTCACCGCAGAAATTGATACTGTTTTAAATGAAATGATGGGTGATATTTTAAAAGAAACCAAACCAAAAAAAAATACAATAACAAACTCTAATAAAGAATTACAAATTGTAAAAAAACAAGATCTAATAAAGGAATTAAGACAAAAATTTTTATAATTCTAATCCGTTACATTAACAACCGTCAAAGTATCCGACCCGTCAAAATAAGAAAGTCTTGGGGATAATACCGAGTTTTTAAATAAAGTGCAATTATAGTCACCATAAACATATGTTGCGGTGCTAAAATCGGTAGAAAATAATGAAAATTTTACATCATTTAATTGGAAAAAATCAACTACTGTGTTAGAATAAAATCCATCGGCAATCACATTATTATAAAAATATTCACCGATTATATTATTGTAAAAATAATTTCCTATTTTATTTCCTTGACTTGTAGAAACCCCAAACCCAAATCCGTCACCAATATTATTATTTTGGAAATTACTACCTATTTCATTATAGGCAAAGGTTCCTAATATAATATTACTTTGGAAGTAATACCCGATATTATTTAAATAAAACGAAAATCCTCCGATGTTTGTATTGTCACCAATTGTGTTATTATCAAAATAATCACCAATTACATTATCTCTAAAACTCGTATAAATA